ATAGCGCATTTGGTTAGGATTGGATTCTCGACAGAGCTTTTTCTCACAGATAACTTTTTTCCGATCACTTATGAGTCCAATGAATATATTGCGGCTGGTCATCTTCTCTCTATTTCTTCAACGCAGGAGACCAACCAGCTACGAGTCGGCACAGTGAATATTACTTTATCGGCTGTTGATCAAGCCTATGTGTCTTTGTTCCTTAGTCAACAATATGTCAATCGTCAGGTCAGAATATTCCTAGCCATACTCACGAGCGCAGGGTCGATATCCGGTGATCCGATCAAAACATTTGATGGGGAGATTGTTGGATATGATTTGCAGAATAGTAAAAATTCAGCAGTCGTGAATATGAAACTCGCAAGTCATTGGTCAGACTTTGAGCGTAAAGCCGGACGATTTACTAACAATAATAGCCAGCAGTATCTATTCCCCACGGATACAGGCATGAGATTTGCCGCTAATTCAGTCAAAGATATCCAGTGGGGTAAAGCCTAATGAGTTGGATTTCAGACTTTATAAATGACCCATTACGTACGACTAAAGATACTGTCAATGATGTCGTTGATGTCGTTGAAGACGTAATTGAGGTAGCCGTTGACCTCGTTGGTGAAGTCATCTCGTGGTTTATTGACATTCCCGAAGTACCCGAACTTGAGGAAGAAGCACCAAGCGTACTGGTCAACAAAAATTCCAACATTGCTCAAATTCCTATTATTTATGGTGAAAGGAAAGTTGGTGGCACACGAGTATTCATTGAAACGTCAGGGGCAGAAAACGAAAGCCTGTTCATTTGTCTCGTTTTGTGTGAGGGCGAAGTTCATCAGATAGGCGACATATTCATCAATGATGAGAACTTATCAGGGTCAAAATACGAACCCTATGTGACCGTAGATAAGAAAGTCGGGACAGATACTCAAGCGGCTTCCACAACACTTCTTGAGGCTCCTAGCTGGACATCGAACGATAAGCTATCTGGAATCGCATATCTAGGGATTAAAATTCAGTTCAACAGCGATGTATTTAGCTCGATACCTACCATAAATGCGATAGTACAAGGTAGAAAGGTATTTGATCCAAGGGATTCATCGACGGCATTCTCAGATAATCCTGTGCTTTGTCTAAGGGATTACTTGACGAATACGAGGTACGGCAAAGGGCTAGATACAAGTTTATTGGACGACACGACATTCAGTGCGGCGGCAAATGCTTGCGATACCACGAATGAAACATTCAGTGGATCAGGAGTACAAATTAAAAGATTTCAGTGTAACGCCGTAATCAATACCGATCAGACATTGTTCAACAATACAAAAATCCTATTGGCTGGATTCCAAGGCATGATGCCATTCCAAAATGGCACTTATCGAGTGTTTGTAGAAGATGACTACACGGCGACTTTTGCGTTTACAGAGTCCAACATCATCTCAGGATTTAAAATTCAAGGATCGCAGAAAGGCAATAAATTTAATCGTGTCACTGCCAAGTTTGTGAATCCAGAAACCAATTATCAAGCCGATGCAGTCATTTTCCCTGATGCCGATTCTGCTGACTACACCACATTTCTTGCTGAAGACAACAACAAGCCATTAGAAACAGAGATTAATCTCAACACGATCACCAGTTACTATCAGGCTCGCAACATTGCTAAAACTCTTTTGAAGCAAAGCCGACTTGCTGGTCTGCAAATGTCGTTTGTTGCCACTCCAGACGCTCTCAAATGCGCTGTGGGCGATATTGTGACATTAACCCATAGTACCCCAGCGTTTACTGATAAAAAGTTTCGTGTAACAGGTTTGTCGATTAACTACGATGCGACTGTCAATGTCTCTTTAGCAGAGCATGATGCGACGATTTATCCTTGGGTCAATGATAAGACCCAGCCCGCCACTGCGAGTTCTAATCTGCCAGACCCTTTGACCGTAGCGGCTCCTGTTCTGACAGTATCGGATGAAGTCAGAACCTTGAACGAAGAGGCTGTGAGCTTCTTGATTGCTAACGTGTCTACATCTGATCAATTTGCCGATCGATTTGAAGTGCAGAGCCAGAAATCAGGAACCACAGAGTTCGTCACGATGGGTCAGGCAAGCGAAGGACGGTTTGAACAAGTCAACATCGAAGATGGTCTGGTCTACACGGTCAAAGCAAGAGTCATTAATACACTGGGAGTCAAGTCGCCATTTACTACTATCACGCACGAGGTGGTCGGTAAAACTGCACCGCCAGCGGATGTTACTGGGTTGACCGGAAACCTGATAGGCAATCAATATCTTTTAAGCTGGAACGCTGTGGCTGACGCTGATTTGAGTCATTACAGGCTGAGATTTGCGTCCACAGATTCCTCGATGACATACCAGAACAGTAATCCACTTGTGGACAAAGTTAGTCGTCCTGCGACTTCTGTATTCGTCCCAGCGAGAAACGGGACATATTTTGTCAAGTCTGTGGATAAATTGGGACTAGCAAGTCTTAATCCTGCAACGGTTGTTCTCAGTTCTAATATTGATGAGTTAGATAACTTTCAATCCATTCAGACAATCACGGAGAGTCCTGATTTCAACGGAACATTTGATGATACGGTCGAAATTGACGAAGACGATAGGCTGGTACTTAACACCTCAATAAACTTTGATTCGGTCACCGGAAACTTTGATGATGCTTTGGGATTGTTCGACGGTGGTGCTGGTAACGTCGATGCGGAAGGATTCTACAACTTTCAGAATACAGTTGATCTTGGGGCTATCTTTTTAGTGCGAGCGACTTCAATCGTGCGGTCGATTCGGGTGGATTATGTTGCGCTGTTTGATGCGGCTGAAGGCAATTTCGACTCACGGCAAGGTCTATTCGATGGCGATGTCAATGCGTTTGATGACGTAGGAGTAGAAGTTCAATGTCGTTTTACAACCGACAATCCATCAGGAAGTCCAACCTATGGAGATTTCAAGACATTTACCGTCAGTGACTTCAAGGCAAGGGGTCTTCAGTTCAGAGCCAGATTGACGACGACAGATGATCAAGCGACTCCGGCGGTCACCTTCTTGTCAGTCCAGCTAGACATGGGGGAGCGGGTCGAATCGGGAGAAGATATCGCAAGTGGTGCTGGAGCAAAAGCGGTCACCTTCACAAAGGCGTTTCAAGCGACTCCAGCAATTGGAATTGGAGCGCAAAACCTTCAGACGGGCGATTTCTACGAGCTATCGTCAAAGTCACGCACAGGGTTTACAATTACTTTCAAGAATAGTAGCGGATCAGCCGTCAACAGGACGTTTGATTTCGTTGCTAAAGGAGCCGGACGAGAGGTCGCATAATGAGCCAAGCAGATTTTACCATTGCCAACCAAGGCTTTCCCGCATTCAGAACAGAGCTAAATGCCTCATTGCAAGCCTTAGCCTCTACATCTAGCGGCACAAGCGCACCATCAACCACCTTTGCCAATCAATTATTCTACGATACGACGAATAATATTCTAAAAATACGGAATGAGGATAATGATGCGTTTATTCCTATTGCCTTGTTGGATCAGTCAAGCGATGTAGTTGCTGAAATCCAGACGCAGGGAATCGGTTTCTCAGATGGCGATAACGCGATTACCATTGCAGATGGCGGAATTTGCACGTTTCCTCAAGCCGTCACGCTGACTAGCGGTGCATCGATGCCCGATAGCGTCAATCTGAGTTTTGGGGCGAGCAACGATCTGCAAATTCAGCATAACGGTTCTAAGTCAATTATCAATGATAATGGAACTGGTGATCTAGAGCTTCAGCAAGGTGGGTCAGCCAAACTCACGGTAACGAGTACAGGTGTCAGTGTCACTGGGACAGCAATAGCAACTACGGACACCGACACATCAAACTCAGGTACTGTTGATCTGGACTTTTCTGCCAAACAGAATTTCGTGTTGACCCTGACAGGCAACATCACGAACCTAACGGCTTCAAACGAGCAAGTTGGGCAGTCTGGCTTCATCGTATTTATTCAAGACGGTACGGGCAACAGGACAGTCAGTTTGCATGGTGATTACAAGACAGCAGGAGGAGCCGGACTAACTTTGAGTTCAGCCGCGAGTACGACTGATGTTGTGCCGTATGTCGTTGCGGCGAGTTCCAGTATTCTGCTTGGCAAACCTCAGTTGGCGTTCAGCTAATGAGTGGTATTTTCGGTGCAGGACAACTCCAGTTTCTTGGTGGAGAAGATGCTTTTTATGGCTTTGAGATTACAAACTCCTTGCGTTTCGATGGTAACGCATACCTTACAAGGACTTTAGGTAGTGCAGGAAACCGTAAAACTTACACGTTAAGCGTATGGGTTAAGCGATGGAAGTCTGAATCGGGATTTTTATATTGCTCTGGTCATAGTGATTTGAATAACTTTGGCGGGCCAGAATTTTTTACTGATCAGGTAGGCTTTCAAAATTATAATAACGGCACTCAAGTTGTTGTTCAGTCTACGGAATTGTTCAGAGACCCTGCCGCTTGGTCTAATTTCGTTTGGGCGGTTGATACCACCCAAGGGACACTAGCAGATCGACTGAAAGTGTATGTGAATGGTTCTCAATTATCTGGATTAGTGATGTCAGACTCGGACTTCACACAGAATTATGAAGGTCACATAAATACGAATGGTCAAGTACACAACATCGGGGCAAGATTTCCAAGACCCGAGGGTGGATTAGGTCATTTTTATCTTGCAGAGTACAATTTCATAGACGGAACTGCACTGACTCCATCTTCATTCGGAGAGACAAAAGAAGGTATCTGGATACCCAAGGACACATCAGGATTGACCTTTGGGACGCAAGGATTCCGTTTGCAATTCAAAAACTCATCTGTCGGGTCAGCATCGTCGAGTACAGTCGGCGCAGATACCAGCGGCAACAATCATCATTTCTCAAGTATCAATATTGCTACGACAGACAATATGACTGATAGCCCGACTGATAACTTTTGTACAATGAACCCTTTGTCTAATGGAGACGCAACATATTCTGATGGAAATTTAAAAGTAGATACTAATCTTGCAAATGGCATTTTTGCTCAAGGCACAATTGCAATACCTAAAACAGGGAAGTGGTATTTTGAAGCCTCTGTTCAAGATAATTCTAATGCTATTTTTGGGATAGCTGAATCAAACAATCCTTTTGGTTCTGGGTTTAAGTACATAGCATATAACTTTGCAGGTCAGAAAGAAGTTGATGGTGCGGCGGCGGCTTCATACGGTGATGCTTATGCAAATGGTGATTTTGTTGCTATTGGTATCAACGCAGACGACAATGAAGTGACGTTTTTCAAAAACGGCGTAAGCCAAGGTGCTATATCTTATACGATGGATTCCACAAAAGATTATCTTGCAGACTTGCGGGATGGTAGTGGTGGAACTCGAGCCATTTTTACGTTCAATTTCGGCCAACAACCATTCACCTACACACCGCCCACAGGGTTTGTCGCACTCAGCACAGCCAACCTACCCGATCCTGCGATTGATCCGGCACAGGGCGAGAATCCTACGGAGTATTTCAACATACTCACTTGGACGGGAAATACAGCCACAAGCAGAGCTTTCACAGGAGTGGGATTTCAACCGGATTGGTTGTGGTCGAAGTCCAGAAGCGCAACACGAAGTCATCCGTTTTTTGATTCAGTGCGAGGCGTTACAAAATACATAGTACCAGATTCGACAGCCGCTGAATTACCATCGCCCAGTTCAGGTTTCCTTAGTAGCTTTGATGCAGATGGATTCACTGCAACACAAGGATCATCCAACTTTGCAAACTTGAATAACAATAGTGAAAGCTATGTAGGTTGGTTGTGGAAAGCCGGTGGCTCTGCTGTAAGCAACACAGATGGCTCGATAACATCTACGGTGAGTGCAAGTACAAAGGCTGGGTTTAGTATTGTAAGTTGGACGGGAAATTCTTCAACCGCTACTTCAACGATAGGCCACGGATTGAGTAAGGCATTAGATTGGCTTCTAATAAAAAACAGAGACTCAGGCACAAGTAATTGGATCGTGTGGCATTCTGGTTTTTCAAACTTGAATAGAAACCTCTATTTAAACGGCACTGGTGGAGAAAACACGAACGGCCCTTTTTTTCTAGGTGATGACAGTACAGTCACAATACCAACTTCTACTGTATTTACCGTAGCTGACAATTCTCAAGTAAATGAAACAAGTGCAGAGATCATCGCTTACTGTTTTCACAGCGTTGACCAATATTCAAAATTTGGTAATTACGAAGGCAATCATACAAATGGTGTTACTGTTTTTTGTGGATTCAAGCCGTCATTAGTAATCGTTAAAAACATTGACGCTACTTCTGATTGGGAAATGTATGATGCTACACGCGACTCAAACGGAAGTGAACGATTGGAGCCTAATACATCTGATCCTGAACCGGGAAGCGGTGGCTCAGGTGCTCATTTACGATTTAGTTCTACGGGGTTTACACTTCCTGCGGGAACACAGCGTACTAACACTAATGAAACAGGCAATACATACATATTCATTGCCTTTGCCGCACAACCTTTTAAATTCGCAAACGCGCAGGGGTAAGAAATTATGTGGAAATTAGGGGATACAGTCATCCGCGAAGGCAAGTCATGGAAAGACTCACATGGAGTTACTCATCCGCAAACGTGGGCGCGTTGGACTGATGATGAAAAGAAAGCGGCAGGACTGATCTTTGTTGCCGATCCAAAAACTTGGGACAATCGCTTTTACTGGGGATGGAACGCCGATGAAACTGCGCTTATCGAAAGGAACATCGCGGATGTCAACGAGGTCGATGACGATGGGAACCCCATCCTTGATCAAGACGGAAACCAAGTCGTCACACTCGGACTTAAATCAGTCGCTATTGCAAGAACAAAAGAAACAGCGAGAATTAAATTATCAAAAAGTGATTGGATGGTCACGAGAAAGGCAGAGGCGGGAACGGCGATACCAAGTACCGTTACAGATTACCGAGCGGCTATACGCACTGCGTCAGGCACTATCGAAACTGCCATAACCAATGCGGCAGATCTTGCGGCATTCATGGCTCTGTACGATACGCCTGTGGACAGCAATGGCAATCCGACAGGTAATGCACCGATTCATGATTGGCCGGAGGAAATTTAAATGGATAATCGAACTGTGGCTTCAGCACATTCAAGGATTGATAAGGTTGAGTCTAATCTAAACACGCACGAGGCAGTTTGTGCAGAGCGTTACGATATGATTCGTAGTCGATTGAAACGATTGGAAATCGTCATCATATCTACGGCTGGTGCTTCCTTGCTTCTCCTGATTAGTCTGGTTTTGCAAACCTGATGGATCCACTTACTGCGATAGCCGCTTTCAACGCGTCCTATGCAGTGGTCAAAACTGCCGCGAGTAACGCATCAGAACTAGGTAAATTATTTGCCAGTTTGGGTAAGATGCAAGAAGCAAAAAATGTTGTTGAAAGTGCGGCAAGAAACAATCCAGAAAAGTCTGATTTAGAGCTTTATGCCGCAAAAGTCGAAGTTGACCAAAAATGGGAAGAAGTCCGACAGCTACTCATTTATTCTGGTCATTGGGACGCGTACCTCAAATTCGTTGCTGATCGCAAACGCCAACGAGAAGAGCAAGAAAAACAAGACATAATCAGACGCGTCAAAAAACGGCAAGCCTTCAAAGAAACCTTGACAATCTTTGGATTGATTATTCTAGCTATCGTCACAATTTCGGTTTTCATTGTGATTCTGATAAAGATGAAGCCAGTATGACGCAGACGCAGAAGAAATTACAAAAAGAATCGATTTACGCTGAGTATGACAAAGATGGTGATGGTGTCATTAGTGATGAGGAGATGTCCCGCATTACGTCCATCAAAGAAACTGAAACAGCGTTACGCAAGAATTTAGCTCAGTTACGCATGGCAAGGTACACCTTGGTCGCTATGGGAGTTTTTACTGGTGCTATGTTTTTTGTGCCAATAGAGCGAGTGCAAGCCCTGTCAGATATTAGTAACCTTTTTTACATATCAGGCGCGGGTATCGTTGGCGCATACATGGGGACAACGGCTTGGTTAAATAAAAAATGATCTATGTGTTTGCGCTAATCGTGATGACAGCAGACGGAACGGTTATACCGGACAAGAAAGCATATTTTTATTCAATCAATAGGTGTAATTACTTTGCAGATCGAGTGAGTCGCACACGGTACAACTATTGGACGAAACGCAAGGTGCAAGCGTATTGTATCCCTGAGTGGGTCAATCCGAAAAGCACAAAGATATTGAGGTGATTATGATTCTAGGTGCGTTAGGAAAGATATTAGGCAGTGAGACAGTCATCAAGAAAGGGATGGATTTGATTGATGACATGCATACTTCTGAAACTGAATCCATAGAGGCAAAAACACAAGCCAAAGTCGCGTTGATGAACAGTTACGCTCCTTTTAAAGTGGCTCAGAGGTATCTTGCCTTAATGTTTGGTCTGACCTATGTATCGTGTTTTATCTTAGTTCTTGCGATGACTTTGACAGGGAAAGGCGATCCATCTGCTGTTTCTGAGGTGATGGAGCACTTTCAAATCGACTACGTCATGCTTCTGATTGCGGGTTTCTATTTTTCGGGGGGCGCGATAGAGTCCTTTCAACGGAAAAAGAAAGATGTTTGAACTTAGTCAACGGTCGTTAGACCGACTAGAAGGTGTAGACGAACGGCTGGTAAAAATAGTATCCAGAGCCATTCAAATCACTGATACAGATTTTGGTGTCATTCAAGGTCTACGGACAGAAGAAGAGCAGAAAGCGTTGGTGGAGAAAGGCGCAAGTAAAACCATGAAGTCAAAACACCTAGAGGGTCGTGCAGTCGATCTCATGGCCTACATAGGCGGTCGAGGATCATGGGAACTCAACGTCTATGACAACATTGCAGAAGCCATGCAACAAGCCGCGACAGAGGAAGGCGTGGACATTCGATGGGGAGCCGCATGGCACATTTCTGATCTGCGTGGCTGGACGGGTACGATGGAAGCCGCTATGAACGATTACATCGACACCAGACGCAGTGAGGGACGGAGGCCATTCATCGATGCCCCGCACTTTGAATTGGTGACATAAATAATCAAAAAACGCTTTTTTTATCCACTCAAATGATGTTTAATACTCTTGTTATGTAACAGGAGAAATAAACATGACTAGCGAAAACACAAATCATATCTGGGAAACTCTAGAAAAAGTCAATGTCAATGAGCATACGGAACAAGTAGGAAAATTTACCTACTTGTCTTGGACTTGGGCGTGGGCGACTTTAATGGAGCATTATCCTCAAGCAAAATATGTGGTGCATGATGATGTTGTATTTCCAGATGGGTCGAGAGAAGTTCGCGTCTCTATTTGTATAAAAATAAAAGGCGAAACAGTCGAGCGCATGATGTGGTTGCCTGTCACCAATTACAGCAACAAAGCAATCATCAATCCAAATTCATTTGAAATAAACACCGCTAGGATGCGCTGTCTCACTAAGTGCATGGCGATGTTTGGTTTAGGCCACTACATATATGCGGGTGAAAATATACCAATGTCAGAAAAAGAGGCATTAGAGCAACTGCTGACTGATGAGCAAAGGAAGGAAATTGATGATCTGTTAGAAGAAACAAACGCTGATGTCGATGCGTTTCTCAAGCACTATGAAATTGAAAGTGTGCAAGAGATGTCGCAAGCCGTTTACGATCAAGCGTTAAAAATGTTGCAAACAAAACAACAAAAGCAAAATAGCAAGCCTCAAGCACCATCGGAAGATGTCGTGGACGCTATCACTCATGGCGATGAGCCTGACATCTACGAAGAAGAGGTGAAAAAATCATGAACTGTCAAAGTTGTAAGAAGAAGGTCGCGGTCGTCAAGTATGAGACAAAAGATGTGTGTGCGGATTGTTGGTTGTTTTTTATGCGTCCAATAGTAGGGAAAAGGAAAAGGAGAAGAAATGCGCGTCATTCAGCATGAGCAAAGAAGTCCTGAGTGGCATCAATCGCGGCTTGGTTGTCCCACTGCTTCCAATTTTGGCAAGTTGATCAGTCCTACAGGTACAAAAAGTAGTCAGGCCAAGTCGTACATCAATGAGTTGATTGCACAAAAACTTACGGGTGAAAGTCCTGATGTAACGGTCACCGAGTGGATGGAGCGTGGAACTGAGCTTGAGGCAAAAGCTCGATCTCTCTATCAATTGATGACCGACAGCACGATTGTTGAGGTCGGCCTGTGCAAGCACGACTCTCTGGAGGCTGGTGCATCACCAGACGGATTGATCAGTGACGATGGTGGTCTAGAGATCAAAGTATTCAAACCAGCCAACCATGTAGCTGTATTACGGTCGCAAGAAATGCCGACTTTGCACATACCACAAGTTCAAGGATGTATGTGGATTACAGATCGAGAGTGGTGGGATTTTGTTTCGTACCACGAAACGATGCCGATATTTGTCACTCGTATCAGACGAGACGACGAATACATTAAGAAGCTCGCGGCTGAAGTTGAGAAGGCTTGCGAGGAAATTATGAAAGAAACACAACGATTGGAGAATATGAAATGAGTGAATATCCGACAGATGATGGTCTGGGTAAATTTTTTCCAAACACCGGCAAGACAGGTCAACAACCTGATTTTACAGGTTTCCTTGAGATCGATGGTCAATGTAAAAAAGTCACTGTCTGGGACAATGGCAACTATTCAAGCATCAAGACCAGACCAATGACTCCCGATGAGGAAAAGAAACACCGTGAGGAACAAGCCAAGTTTGCGGCTAGAAGATCGCCACAATCTCAGCCTCTGACTCCGCCAAGTCAGGGCGATCCGAGTGATTTGGATGACAAAATACCTTTCTAAAAAAAATGCCGCCAGAGGGAATCATTCTGGCGGCAATCATAGGGAGTCAAATGACATTTAATTCTAGCATGAGGTGAAAAGAATGAAATACAACATTGGAAAAAGTTTACGGATTGCTCAAGAACTTAATGAGGTCAATAGCCGTCAGTTAGCCAAAGATTTAGCTGTGTCACCGCAACAGGTGCATCGATGGAGAAATATGAGCGACATGAAACTCAGTAAAATCCAGATATTTTGTAACTATTTTGACATGGAAATTTGCAAATTCTTGGAGCTAGGATCGTGATTCACGAGCAAGAAGTCGAGGCGGCAGTCGATTGGTTAAGAAACACAGCCAATGAAGCCTCACAAAAAAGGGCAGAGCGTCTTTATCTAGACGAGTACCGCAAGGTTTTACGCGCCAAACTGATGAAACAGCACATCGATTTACCCGTCTCAGCGCAAGAGCGTGAGGCTCTGGCCGATCCGAAATATGCGGAACATCTGCAAGCTCTCAAGATAGCGATTCACGAGGACGAGAAAATGCGTTTTTTACGAGTAGCGGCAGAGGCCAAAATTGAGGCTTGGCGATCAATGAACGCGAATCATCGAGCGATTAAAGTGTGAAGTCTCAAACCCGTCGATGCGCTCATTGTAAAACCAAGTGCGATAGCGAAAAGACGATTCAGTCTCAATTACGCTCCTTTTGCTCGTATGAGTGCCTCAAATCGTTTTCTGACGCAAAGACACAGAACGATCGTAAAAAGGCTGTCAGGGAGCTTAGGATGCGTCACAAGACACGTTCTGATCATATTAGAGAGGCTCAACGAGCATTCAACGCTTATATCCGGTTCAGAGATCGCAACAGACCATGCATCTCGTGCGGTCGTTGGACAGGCGAAGGATCATACGGAGGGAACTGGGATTGCGGTCACTATCGATCTACGGGGTCAGCACCACACTTGAGGTTTCATCAATGGAATGCTCACAAGCAGTGCGTGAAATGCAATCGGTACAAGTCTGGCAATCCTGCCGACTATCGGGTCGCTCTGATCTGGAGAATCGGTCAACCGAAAGTTGACTTCCTTGAATCATGCCAAGAATTTACCGAGATCACAGCCGAATATGCTCAAAGAATCAAGCGGATATTCCGAAAGAAGAAACGCATAAAAGAGAAGATAATCAACAAAAGATGAAAATAAATAATCAAAAGTGTTGACATTTATAATCATATACACGATACTATCCATGTCGAATCAAGAAACACACAGGAGATACCGACATGAACAACTTCAAAGCAACAGCAACTAGAATTGGCAAAAGCAAAAACGAAACTATCTATGTCGATGGCGAAGTTTTAATCAAGTCAACTAAAATCGGAAAGTGGAATTACATTGTTCGCATCACTCGTGACTTTCCATTGTGTGTAGCGGGATGTGTAAGTATTTGCAAGGCTCGCACATTAGAAAGTGCTGAGAAGATCAACGACATTCCTTGTTATCCAATCTCAGGTATCAGCAAGCGGGAAATCGTTAAAGTGGAGAGGGCGGCGTAAGCCGCCCTATAGGGGGAATAACTATGTTCATGACAACAGCACAAATCGCTAAAGCCGCATTTGATCACATGAAAAATGGTGGGCTTATTGCAAACCACGGTCTGTCTGACAAGCAGATTTGGCGTATCGGCTACATCTACGCGGGTGTAGTCGAGCATGACCACGGTAAGGTTACTCGTCAACAATTCGACGGCATCCACTTTGAAGGGATGCCAGAAGCCCACGAGCGTTTCAATAATGAGCACGAAGAATGGTTAGCCAGCCGTCCATAAGGGCGGCTCTACAGTTAAGGAACTAACAATGAAAACAATCGATATTACTCCTACTTGGCAAACGATCGTAACAATGTGTTGCGAGGTGATGACCAACCCCAACGCTGGTCGTGAGGCTCAAGAATCCTGTAAGGAAGAGCTTCTCAGGCTTGCGAAAATCGTTGACGATCAAAACGAAGAGGCCAAGAAAAACACTTGGACTACTTTAGGTGAGATTGTGGAAGAAGAGCGAAAGAAAGGTAAGTTGTTATGAAGGGGAGCAAAATGCATAAAAGTTTGCTGATGACAGTATTCTTTATGACAGGCTGTTCCTATCAGCCGATCATCGATACAGGTGGTCGGTCGGGAACCTACGCTGAGAACAAGGCGGCTGAGATTACCAACGATGTTCAACATTGCAAGCAACTTGCTGACGAGCATACGGTTACATCGATCGATCAGGTGCAGACTGCAATGAACTGGTATGTATCGACAGCCACTCTAGGAATGATTCCACGCAAGGAATCGACGTACAAAAAACGAGTGAGACGATGCCTTGAAGGGCGCGGCCACTCAGTCATTGATTAGGAGATAAAAATGGATATGAATGTAATTTCAATCAAGTCGGAAACTGCTGATGCATTAGCTGATTTCATGTGCGAATGCGATACTGTATTGAAAAGAAAACTAGTGTCTGAGGGACATGAGCCAGTTGACATATCAGAGATTATGAGCGCATACAAATCTATACAGGGTCATCTGATCCGAATGCTTGGTGAGAAGGATGCGTCTTTTGTGGTTAAAATCAGAAGTTGATGGATTTTCCAATGACAATTTTTGACACTGAAACTTATTACCTGATTATGAGTGTTTTGGGTTGGTTGTTGGTGATTAGTCAAATCACAATTATTTGGTGGATTTACCGCAAACTGAAAAAAAAGAGTTGAACAATCAGTTTAGAAGGAGGATAGTTAAGACAGTGCCGGACGGGGAGTGGAAATCCCCTAGCAGACCGGACTGAAGTACAGGAGAAAAACACCCGTGACCGCATTCCGGCACTGGTGATAGTTTGAGGCTAATCCGCCCAAATTTCAACACTTTTTCTCTCAGTTTAGTCCGATCTGTGTCTGTGAAAACAGTCGCATTGTGCTGTAGCACCCAAAAGCAAGATTGCAGTCTCAACCTTTGAGGACGGGACAAACAGCGTTAGAGGTGATCCGCCTACGGGCAGGGACGGTTGAGCTACCGGATGGAGATACCCACCATCGAAAGCACTGCTGATGACAGAGACTGCATGGACGATAGATAACAAAGGGGACAGGGATCACCCTCGTCCTCAAAAGACCAACTATGGGCTGAAGAAAAATGCAGATATTACCGATAAAGTATGATGAAACTAAGGATTGGTTGTTGAATGTCCACTACATGAGACGTATGCCGCCGATAAATTATGCATTTGGGTTGTTCGATGATGGTAAGTGTCTTGGCATCGTAACGTTTGGCGTACCAGCTTCACCAAACCTCTGCGAAGGTATCTGTGGAAAGGAGTGGAGGTACAACGTGGTTGAGCTTAACCGTATGTGTTTTGTCGAGCCGATCAAGAACGGGCCAAGCAGGTTGGTGTCAGGTGCGATCAAGATGCTATCCAAGCCGATGATCATTGTGTCCTATGCCGACACAGAGTACGGCCATGTAGGGAAGGTCTATCAGGCATCCAATTTCATCTACACTGGCTTGAGCGCAAAGCGGAACAATTATGTAGATGGCACTGACCGTCACGCCAGACAAATAAAGAAGACAGATCAGATAGAAGAGCGTTCGCGTAAGCATCGATACATCTACATTAACGCGAACAAGCGGGATAAAAAAATAATCATGTCGGCACTTAAGTACCCAGTTGAGCCTTATCCACAAGGAACTCCGTCTCGATATGAAATCAATTATCATCCGGTGACTCAAGGATCATTGTTATAAAATGGTTAAAAAAATGTTGATACAACTAAGTAGAAAAGACGTACACGCTTGCACGATGTTGGGTAACGATACGGTAAAAATTTGCGAAATGCAGGGCGTAAATCCTCGTCTTGAAAACAATAGTCAGTCCAGAGCCGAAGCAAACATATTTGGGTTCAAAGCAGAATATGCCGTTGCGAGATTATTTGATCTGGAGCCAACTAGTTTGACAATAAAATCTGATTTTGGCGTTGACCTTTGGCTAGACGATGTGTCAATCGACGTAAAATTTAGCAATCGAATCGATGGGGATTTGATATTCGATAGTAAAGAATCATTTAAATCGGAAATTTCTATTTTGGTATGTCGAACTGAGCGTGACGATGTGATGAAAATTGCAGGATGGTGTTTTCGTAAGAACTTTTACGAGTTTGCGAAGCCACACAATTATGGATGGGGGGAAAGATTAAGAATTAAGCAAGAATGGAAGATTTTAGAAAGTATTGAAATGTTATGGTGGGCCATCAAGTCTCAGCAATTTCAGCCAACAGAGAAATTGTCGTGCATTTGAGACCTCATCAAGAAAAAGCCGTCCAAATGCTTAGACATTCGTTATCACTAGGCAAAAGACGGCCAATCCTTGCCGCGCCATGCAGTTTTGGCAAGACAATCACAGCGGCGGCAATCCTCAAATCAGCAGTAGAGAAAGGCAAACGATCCATTTTTATCTGCGACAGGATTAAACTAGTTCAACAGACTCTGCAATCTTTTGTGGGTCACAATTTAGATTTAGGAGTCATGCAAGGACAGCATGAGATGACTGATCCGAGTAAGCCTGTCCAGATTGCAAGCATCCAGACGCTTGCGAGACGTAGCCGGATGCCAATATTCGACATCGCCATCGTTGATGAGTGTCACACCCATTATGAAAGTCTGACAAAGATGATGAATGCATATAATGCGATACCATTCATTGGACTCAGCGCGACTCCGTTTAGCAAAGGGCTAGGCAAGCATTATGATGATATCGTTGTTCCGATTACTCCGGCAGAGCTTCTCGATCAAGGCCACTTGTGTCCTGTCGAGTACTACGGAGGTCGTCAGGTTGATACTGCGAACGTCAAAACTAGAGCGTTGACGACAGGTGGTTCAGATTATGACCCAAATGATTTGGCTGAAGAGATAGAAAAGGATCGAATCTTAGCTGGAGATATTGTTAAAAACTGGTTGAAACACGCTCAAGGTCGGCAAACGATTGCATTCAGCCCAAGCATCAAGCATTCAAAGTTCATGGTCGAGACGTTTAGAGAGGCTGGGATCAGCGCAGAACATATCGATGGATATACCGATGACGAGATTCGGCAGGACTTGTATGAGGCGCACGATGCTGGGGAGTTTCAGATTCTCTCATGTTCAAGACTGTTGAATACAGGGTATGACGCGCCGTCTGTGTCCTGTCTGATCGACTGTTTTCCGACTAAGAGCCTGATTGCTTACGTCCAACGCGCAGGGCGGATCATGAGAACGGCAGAAGGCAAGGATAAAGCGATCTACCTCGATCATGCTGGCAACGTCAAACGGCATGGATTCGCCGAGAATATTGTGCCATCAGAGCTTGATGACGGAGAGCATCGGTTTTCTGAGCGCAACCAGATCAAGGAGAAGAGGGAACCCAGGGTTCAGCAATGCCCACAATGTTACCAAGAGATGGTTGGGATTCGGTGTTCGTGTGGGTATGAGGTTCCAAACTATAACGAAATCGTCACCGATGATCAGGTTCTTGAAAAACTGACGGCCCAAAAACATGCTAACAAAACGATAACCAAAGATCGCAAAGGCGAATGGCTTGGTGAGCTATGGCTTTATGCTCGGCAGACAGGCAAATCGAAAGGATGGGTCGCGCATAAGTATCGGAGTAAGTTTGGGGTCTGGCCTAACAAGATCACTCCAGTATCAGCCTCAAGTGTTTCGGATGAGGTCACTCGATGGATTAAACGCGAGAACATGATTTACGCACAGTCGAGGTTGAAGAATGCCAGTTGATTATATCCTCGCTAGATTGGAAAAGGTTCAGCCATTAGGACAAGACAAGTGGCGATCGGTTTGTCCGGTGCATGGCGGCAAACATCGAAACCTGATGATCAGCGAAAGACCGGACAGGTCAGTCGGTGTTCATTGCTTTGTGTGTGGTGCTACAGGAGTCGATTTGATGGAGACGCTTGGGATGCCACTGTCAGAAATCTTTGCACCTGACTCCAACTATGTCAGACCAGTTGTAACAAGACAGATGACACAACAGCGTCTTGAGGATGATCTGGTGTTGTTGATCGCAGAGAACGATAAGGCAAAAGGTAGTAAATTGAGCCTAGAAGACAAGAAACGTGTCCGTCTAGCAAGGCATAGAATTAACGGTATCGATGCAATGATCAAAAATAATGATAAATAAACATCAAAAAGGTTGTTATTTAGATTTAGATGTAGGATACTATCTATGTCGGGTAAACACACAGGAGAAAACGACATGATCTACAGAGCAAGAACAGGAACAAAAGTTCAGTTAGCAAAAAACATCCCTTGGGCGTCTGAATTTCAAGCAGAACTATACGCAGATCGCATCGCAAAAATTGGCGATGGCGTTCGTGTTGTTGAAATGGCTAGGGACAATTGGGCGGCTGTTCAAGTCGGTGACGATTGTGTTGTCGTCCCTAAATTCGCATTAGATCGGGCGGCGTAAGCCGCCTAAGGGGGATCAAATGCAAACAATTTATCAGGAAGTTATCGTCACCAACGAACTGCCTAGAATCGGATCAGGCTACCGATTGGTCAAAGTTCAGATCGGGAGCAAGTGGGTTCACGTCAGCGATCTTGACGGTGAGAATCGCACCAAGGTTGGGATGAAGTCTTGGTCAGCAATGAAGAAAGGCAACACGGTCGAGCCAGAAATCGTTTTGAAGAGCTTGCGTAAAGCCGACAGAGCGTTAGGTCGGACAGCAAGGAGGAAACTTGCATGACGGGCTTTGAGTTTGTTCTGTGTGTCGCGGCGGCTTTTGTCGTCGTTGGCATCGTAGGAGAAATCGGTCGGTATTTGTTTGAGAGGAATGTATAATGGCTCAATACACTCATTGCCCTAGATGCGGTCAGTCACTTGGTGATCCAACATGGTGTATGTCGTGCGGTGATGTCAGCGAGTTCAAAGAAGGTGGTTCATTGGCAAAAGTCCCTTATCAACCAATGAATCAATGGTCGGGAACCAAGCCAGTTAGAAACCCGCACCTACAGGCTGTCGAATATGTGATCGCAAGGCTTGGTTTGAAATGATCTACTACAACACGGCAGACCAAGCACTTAGGGCGGCGAAAGAATTCCTTAAAGGTAACACTAGACCTCACGCTCTGATCAGCCGTAATCGTAAAGGATTTATGGTGATTGACCCACGCAACAAGAAAAGCCATTACTCAAGAATTATTGGCAAATTGTATCGGAAGAGAGTAGAATGAAAAAGCATCGAGTTGCTATGCGCAATCGAAATAGACCCACTTGGTAGTTCTTGTGGGTTTATTTTTTTGTATCGTAAGAAATAACTTGATACTCTCTTGTTCATGGCACAAGGTGAAGGCGGTGGTCGTCCCGCTGTAGAGTTTGACGACAAAGATATTGCCCAAGTCGAAGCACTTGCGTCTGTAATGACTAAGGGTCAGATTGCAGATTACTTTGGCATTGAGGAAAATACTTTGCGGGCTGTTGAGAGAAGACAGCCGGAGGTTTTTGAGGCATATAAAAAAGGCAAAGCGAAAGCAATCCTCAACGTCAGCCAGAATTTGCTACAGCAGAGCAACTCTGGAAACACGGTAGCTACCATCTTTTATTTGAAGACTCAGGCTGGTTGGCGCGAGCAACCAGAATCTACAACTCAAGGTCACAACGTAGTCTTACAGGTTGTCAATCCGCATGAGGATGATTGAGATTGATGAGCCGGAATTCTGGCAACCATCATCAAGTGATCTAGTCACTAAGATCAGACCAACCATTCCCCAATACGATTACATCTACAGTCAGGCTAAGTTCCCGGCATTTGTCGCTGGGTTTGGTGCTGGTAAGACTGAAGCGGCAATTCTGCGCTGTATCTTTGGCCTGTTAGCCAACCCAACGTGCAATCGTGGATTCTATGAGCCTACCTATGATTTGATACGAATGATCGCATGGCCTCGCTTTGAGCAGATACTGACTGAATTGAACCTACCTTTCAAACTGACCAAAAGTCCTACCAATCAGATTCATGTGGAGGGATGCGGTCACATCTTCTTCCGGTCGATGGATAACAGCACCAGAATTATCGGTTATGAACACGCAGACGCAGACATTGACGAGCTTGACACGCTTAAGAAAGACGATGCGGCGTATGTTTGGCGGCAGATATTATCCAGAAATCGTCAGCACAAACCCAACGGTGGTTTGAATACGATTGGTGTGACGACAACACCAGAAGGGTTCCGATTCGTCTATGAGACTTGGAAGCGTGATCCGAAGGAAGGCTACGAGATCATCCAAGCTCCGACAGCAAGTAATCCGCACTTACCAACAGGGTACATTGAATCATTACGCGATGCGTATCCTGACAATTTACTAGACGCATACCTAGAGGGTAAATTCGTCAACTTGATTAGTGGAACGGTATACAACTCTTATGATCGGACGAGCCATGCGTCGAGTGAGACGATTCGCAAAGACGAACCATTGTTCATCGGCTGTGACTTCAACGTCACAAAGCAAGCCGCAACCGTTTACGTCCAGCGAGAAGGAGGCAGAGTTTGGCACTGCGTCGAAGAACTCATCAATATGTACGACACGCCAGAAATGATCGATCTGATCAAATCAAAATACACAGGACATGAGATGTTTGTCTATCCTGATGCAAGTGGTAGTGCAAGAAAGACAGTCAATGCATCGATGTCTGACATCGCACTGCTACAGCAAGCCGGGTTTACAGTAAGGGCGAAGAAGTCGAACCCGCTAGTTAGGGATCGGATCATGGCAACGAATGCCGCATTTGAGGCTGGTCGTATACGAATCAACGCAAACGCCTGTCCTACCGTTGCATCGTGCCTTGAGCAACAGGTGTATCGGAATGGTGAGCCAGACAAAACCAGTGGTGTTGACCATCAAAATGATGCGACGACTTACCCAATCGCCTACGAAATGCCCATACTACGTCCTGTTGCCAACGTCGATTTCAATTTCGCGTTATGAGGCGTACAATAAAAATGACCATTGAACGAGATTTTTAATCATGCCAGTGACTCAACAGCACCCGGATTATCAAAAGTATTTGCCTGTCTGGACTCAGACGAGGGATGCTGTCAAAGGATCACGCGCAGTCAAAGAGAAGAAATACGAATACTTGCCTGTCCCTGATAATCAATCCGGCGACGAGCGCAAGGGAACGCAGACGCTCCGATACCGTCAGTACATCAAACGTGCGCTATTCACTAACTTTACAGGCAGGACTAAAAACGCTTTGGTCGGTGCGGCATTCCGTAAAGACCCTGTTTGCGAGCTACCTGACGGGCTTGACTATTTGAAGATGGATGCGACAGGTGACGGTTTGAGTTTGAGCCAGTTAAGCAAAGACGAGTTGAGTAATCTACTGGAGACAGGACGTACAGCGTTTCTTGTTGACTATCCGCAAGCACCGGATGGCCTAACAATAGAGCAAACGGAAATGCTTCAACTTAAGGCGGCAATCATTCCCTACACTGCTGAACAGGTTGTGAACTGGAAGACTCAAAGCATTAACGGTCGTAAATTGCTCGTGATGTGCGTGTTGTCTGAGTCTTATTTGAAGGAATTGGACGAGTTTACTTCTGAAGTCGAAACGCAATATCGCGTTCTACGACTGAGGGAGGAGGGATATAGCCAACAGTTATATCGAGATGACGTTCCTGTCACCGAGGAGATATTCCCTCGGAAGGCTGACGGATCGACGTGGGACATCATTCCTCTCGCATTTGTTGGAGCGCAAAACAACGATGTGACTGTTGATGAAGCTCCGCTGTCAGATATTGCCGATGTCAACATTGCTCACTACCGAAACTCAGCAGACTACGAAGAATCGTGCTTCCTGACGGGCCAACCCTCGTTGTTCATTACCCACAGTCTGTCACCAGAACAATTCAAGGCGTTCAATCCACAAGGCATCAAGCTCGGATCAAGGGCTGGTCATGTCCTTGGTGAAACTGGCTCGGCTACGCTGTTACAGGCTGATCCAAACAACATGGTCATGGATGCAATGCGGTCGAAAGAATCTGCGATGGTTATGATCGGTGCAAGAATTATTACTGACAGGGCAGGAAATGAGACAGCAGAGGGTGCGAGAATTCGATTTGCTAGTGAAAACTCTGTGCTTGGTGATTTAGTCAACAATCTGAGCAAAGGTGTAAGACAGGCGATTGATTGGGTCGGAGAGTTTATGGGCGTTGATACTGAAGAGGTGGTCTTCCAAATCAATAATGAGTTTTACGACAAATCCGTCGATCCTCAGTTGATCATGTCGATGGTTACCTTGCTTGATAGATCAATCGTCGCAGAACAAGACATATTCGATAGGCTGAAAGCGGCTGGCGTGATTGCACCAGAGCGAACGCTAGAAGAAGTGCAAGACGAACGAGGTGTTGCCGCACCGATGGCATTGGAAGTGGTTAATGGTTAGGAAAGTGACAACAAAGTCAGGTCGTAAGATTCCAGCCAAATATCTCGCAGGGCTGACGGGTGAGGCCAGACGCAAACGACTTGCTCAGTTGGAGAGGATGCAGAAGGAAGGTCGATTACTGGGTGAGTTGGCTGGCGACAAGGATTCAAAAGGCAAGCGCAAGAAGACACCAGAATCACCATACACAAAGGCATTTCGGAGGCGTTTCAATGTCGGTAAAAATAAATGAACGGACAAAGAAGGCTTTACAGAATAAAGCGAAGAAGGCGAATGCACCGTACTCGGCACTCAAGCAGATTTACGACAAAGGAGTTGGAGCCGCTGTCACATCAGGACGCAGACCCGGAGTCTCAGTCAGTCAATGGGCAATGGCGCGAGTCAACTCAGTCCTGACGGGTGGTAAGGCTCGATCAGTTGACTCTAAGCAATGGGAAGCAATACAGAAGTTCCGCAAAGCAAAGAAGGCCAAGAAGTAATGCCAAAGCCTAAAGGTAAGAAATCATATTCCGCAAAGCAAAAGCGATTGGCTAGGGTTGCACCGCCTAGAGATAAAATTACAGCGGCAGATTTACGCAAGGTCAAGAGAGGTAAATAGTCATGGTGGCAGGAGTCAAACACTATTTTCGGGATGGTAAGCCGTTTACAGGTAAGACACATAAGGATGCATCAGGTCGGCTAATGTCAGGTGCTAGGCACTCAAGCACGAGTAAATATCTTTTTCATATGAGTCAGCTATCGGCAACAGCCAAGAAACGAGCAAAAAGGTAATGGCAAAAGATCCAAGACTTGAAAGGTACAATCTTGAAGGTTTCAACAAGCCCAAGAGGACACCCCGACATCCAGAGAAATCTCATGTCGTGCTTGCAAAGGAAGGCGATAAGGTAAAACTGATTCGGTTTGGTCAGCAAGGAGCAAAGACATCAGGCGCACCGAAAGTCGGGGAGTCAGAAGCCATGAAGAGAAAACGTGCGTCATTTAAGGCCAGACACGCCAAAAACATAGCAAAGGGCAAGATGTCAGCCGCATTCTGGGCAGATAAAGTTAAGTGGAGTTAATGTGTCTGACGATCTGCTGGACACGCTCACTCGGCATCAAATATTTATCCAGCGTCTTGCTGGTGGTCAGGTCAATCAAGCAGGAATTGAGCTAGAAAAACTTATCGCTGAAGTTGAACGCAAGTTGGAAGGCGATCTAACAGACTTCCAGCAGTTCCGGTATCAACGAATCCTCAATGATCTCAAACTATATGCGGCAGAGGTGTACCAAGAGATCGGAGCCTCGACAGAGGATTTCGCCAACAACTTTATTGAATACGAATCTGAATTCAGCACAGCCGCATTCACGCAAGCTACTGGAGTTGATTTCGATCTACCGAATCCCGTACAACTACAATCTGCGTACCTGACCGATGTCATGGCTTTACAGCCCGGTCGATCTGCCAAATCATTCGGTCAGTTGATCAGTGTATTCGGTCAACAAGCGCAAGGCCAGTTCTTACAAGTTCTACGCGATGGATTCGCACTAGGTCGGACATCGCCGCAAATCGTAAATGACATCAAAGACCACGTCAGTCTTAAAAAAGATCAAGTTAAAACGCTAATCAGGACAGGGACTAACCATTTGGCTGTACAAGCTCGAAACAGAACCTTGATGGAAAACCGAGACATACTCGACGGATATGAGTGGGTCGCCACTCTCGATAGCCGGACTACGTTCATTTGCATGAGTCGAGATGGTTTGATCTATCCAATATCTAACAACGACGACAGATCACCGAAGCCACCAGCACATTTTGGCTGTCGTTCGACAATAGTCCCCAAGGTAAAAAAGGGAATGGAGATTGAAGGAGAAACCTTCAGACCCTCAGATGGCTCAACAGGGAAAAGGCCAGTATCAGGAAAACTCAACTATGAGCAATGGTTGCGGAAACAATCCAAAGAGTTCCAGATTGAGGTGCTTGGCAAGGAGCGTCAACGCCTGTTCGCTCAACAGCGACTACCACTGTCACGATTCATCGACAGCGATGGTCGCACTCTGACACTGCAAGAGTTGAGAGATAGAGACATCACATTCAATCAAACGACGATCCAACAAGCTATCAGACCAACTTTGCCAGAACCCAAAGAGCCGCCATTGAAGTTGAAAGGAGTTATCGGCAACAGAATCGAGGATGTTGAAAGGCGATTGAATAAAGATCTCACTCCATTAACGCTCAAAGTCGCGAGGAAACTACCGAAGCCGAATGAAATACAATCAGTTCCAGAGAGGAAAGGGGCTTACTATGATTCAGGCAATGTGTATGTTCAGACAAATCTCAAGCCTGATGGTACTGACTATCATGCAGTTACTGCACACGAGTACGGCCATCACATCGATTATGAGATTGGCAAAAAGCTCGGAAATAGATATAAGTCATGGTCAGAGACAGATCCAAGATTCCAAGAAGCATTCAAACTTGATAGAAAGGCTCTCGGTTTAGTTCCTACTAAGACAAGAAAGTCAGTCGCGTATGAAAAGATGCAAGAGCTATTCAAGATTAAGCAAGTTGAGGGAAGACGAAGATGGGATTTCGATGAGCTTCCTACCAAAGGCAACCTATGCGACATTCTAGATGGATTCACGGGCGGTATTTGTCGCGGTAATCTCGGTGGGTTCGGCCATGCCAAGAGCTATTGGAAAATCAAAGGCATGAAGGAAAAAGAAGCCTTTGCCAATATGTATTCGATATACGGAACACCAGATTGGAAGAATGTGGAGAAGATCGCGCCTAACATGGCTAAGCGATTCGTCCAGATTCTTGAGGAGATAGCAAAGTGACATTGGAAGAGTTTGAGAGTCAAATAGAATCTGCTGAACTAGAACTGATACAGACATACACGAAAAAATTCGGGATCGCTCCGCCAGATATGGATAATTTAGCATTCTTAGGGTCAAAACTTGATCGATTGCAAGAGGCTATTGAATTAAATCAGGTGATTGAAGTTATAATTATCCCAGAGGGTGCTGATATTTAGCACTTAAAGCGGCAGAGCCGCAACCACGCAAACTAGAGGTGACGCATGGAAACACTAAAAGACCTTCAAATTGAAGACGCTGATAAAGAAAAACTCCAAAACGAAATCGAGTCAACGATTGAGGCAAAAGTCCAAGAAAGGTTAGATCAGGAGATCGCTGGTCTTAAATCAAAGAACGATGAATTGCTAGCTGAGAAAAAAGCGATTCAAAAAGCGAAGGAGAAAGCAGATGCCCAAGCACGCGATGAAAAAGAAAAGCAAGCCCAAGAAAACGGCCAATACAAAGAACTCTATGAAAGCCAAAAAGCCGAAAATGAATCGATCAACTTACGGCTCAATGAGATGATGGAAAGCCAGCAACGTCAGACGATACGAACCGAAGCATCGAGGATAGCTGGGACGTTGACAAAGGACGTTCAGAAGGCGAAAATTCTTGAAAAGGAAATCAGCCAGAGGCTGACTTTAGTTGAGAATGAAATCCGAGTGACTGACGATAATGGTCAGTTGACGGTATCATCGTTAGATGATCTGAGTGCCAAGATTAAGACTGAATATTCTTTCTTGGTTGATGGCATTCAAGCGCAGGGTGGTGGGGCTACCCGAAGCATTGGCGGGGCTAGTGTTGAAGTTCAAGAAATGAGCCGGAGCCAGTTCGATGAATTGTCGCAAAAAGACAGAGCTTTATTCGTTCGTGGCAAAGGAAAAATTGTAAACGAATGAAGGAGTAGCCCCACATGGCTAACGTATTAACAGACCTTGCCGCCGACATTTATGTAGCGGCTGACGTAGTGGGACGGGAGCTTGTTGGCTTTATTCCTGCTGTTACAATCAACGCAAATGGTTCAGAACGTGCCGCAAAAGGTGACATTGTACGAGCCGCATTCACACGCGAATCCACTGTTGGTGATGTGACCGAATCAATGACCATTCCGCAAGGAACTGATCAGACGGTTGATAATAAGACATTGACGATCAATAAGTCTCGCTCTGTTCAAATTCCATTCACTGGTGAAGATGTCTTGCACTTGAATAATGGTGTTGGCTACGACACCGTTTACGGTGACATGATTGCTCAAGCAATGAGAGCTTTGACCAATGAGATGGAGGTGGAGATTGCTACACAGGCAAAGAACTCTGCATCCAGAGCATTCGGTACGGCTGGCACAACACCGTTCGGGTCAAACTTTAATGAAGTCGCAGAGATTCGACAGATTCTAGTCGATAACGGAATGCCCCCAAATGATGGTCAAGCTAGTCTGGTCTTGAATACGTTAGCCGGGACAAATCTGCGTCAACTTTCGACGTTACAGTCGGTCAATCAGGCTGGGAACGATACGTTGTTACGCCAAGGCACTTTGCTCGATCTGCAAGGTCTGGCGGTGCGTGAGTCGGCACAAGTCCAATCGCATACCAAAGGCGCGGGTACTGGTTACGATATCAACAACGGATCAGGAGAAGTCGTTGGGGAAACAACCCTGACTCTTGACGGTGGTACGGTCAATACGACAGGTATCATTGCTGGAGATGTTGTGACATTTGCGGGTGATTCCGTGAACAAGTATGTCGTCAATACTGGATTGGTTGCCACAAGTGGCGATATCGTGATCGGTGCGCCCGGTATCAGATCAACCGTAGCTGATGCGACAGAAATGACAATCGGCAACGACTACACTGCAAATGTCGCGTTCCATCGTCGTGCGATCGAACTCGCTGTTCGCGCTCCGGCAGTGCCAGAAGGCGGTGACAATGCTGATGACGCAATCACGGTTCAAGACCCGAATAGTGGGATCGTCTATGAAGTTCGATTCTACAAGGGTTATCGTAAGGCTATGATCGAAGTCGCTGTCGCGTTTGGCGTGAAGTGCTGGAAATCAGACTTCATTGCAACTCTGCTAGGCTAAAACTATACGGGGGCTTGTCCCCCGTTTTACTTGAGCCGATTCGTGGAGTTCTGCTAGTTCGCCATGAGTCGGTTCAACTAAAGGAATGAGAGATGGCTGAATCGAAAACCAAAAAAGTCGAAGAAGACGAGAATCCAAACCTAGTCACAATGGTCAATGAGGACGGAAAGGTCGTCAAAGTTGATCCTTGTATGGTCGATGTGTATCGCTCTGTAGGATACGAGGTGAAGAAATGAGCCTTGTCGTTGAGGATGGGTCGGTCGTCAGCGGTGCGAATACTTATGTGACGTTAGAAGAGTTCAAAGCGTTTGCAGATAAACGAGGGTTGAGTCACGGTAATGATGCGGCTGTCACCAAATCTATCTTTCGAGCGATGGATTTCTTTGAGCGTCAGACGTTCATTGGATTCAAGGCAAATGAAAACCAACCTTTGCAGTGGCCTAGAACTGAAGCAATGATCGATGGCTACTACGCAGACGCGACTGAGATACCTAACGATGTCAAACTTGCCCTGTATGAGGCGATCTTTGTCCAAGAGTCTGGAAATAGCCAACTCAACACTGAGGATCGCAAAACTCTGAGAGAGAAAGTCGGAGATATTGAGGTGACCTATGCAAACAATAGTGAGAACCGTGTCACTACTCCGGCTCTGACATTTGCACTCAGCAAAATTATTAGACCAGCGTTTGAGGTAATGAGGGCGTGAGCTTTTCGTATGGTACGCTTTCGACTAAAGCGACAGCACTGATCAAAAGTTTCGGGCGGGAGCTTACATTCACTAGAACGTCCAAAGGTTCGTATAACACGGCGACAGGTCAGACGAGCGACACTACCAGTACATTCAGCAAGTTTTGTTGTGTGTTCAACTACAATGATGCAGAAATCAATGGAACCACAGTACAGCAAGGCGATCGACGCATATTGTCTGAGCCGCATACTTATATCTTGAATGACACTGTGTCCCTTGACAGTAAAGTCTTTAGAGTCATCGCAATCAATGAGCGCAAACCTTCTGACACCTTGATTTCAGTCGATCTACAGGTGAGAGCATGACAGTCGAAACAGATTTACACAGATATTCGGTCAACGTGCGGAAGTTTGGCGAAAAACGTATCAGAGAAGCATTGCTCGACTTCACTGCAAAAGTCATCAAAGCGACACCGCGAGATACTGGACGGTTGGCCGGAAATTGGCAATCATCTATAAATCAGCCAATATTAACACAGATTGCAGAGATTCGGCCCGAAGGCGATACAATCGACGAGAGCGCAAACGTCACTAAAAAAATAAAACTAGGTGACTTTTTTTTCTTCACTAATAATCTGCCCTACGCAAGACGTATTGAAGAGGGTTATTCTCAACAAATGCCGCAGGGAATGTTGCGAGTGAATATTAAAAATCTAGTGAACACTCTCAAATGAGTACGGTATTCAATGACGTTCAAACTGCGCTCGATGCTCGACTAGCAAGTCTATCTGGCGGTTTAGATATTGCATTTCCAAACATCCCATACGAACCAGCGGCCAACGAAACGTATCTACGAGCTAGTTTCTTACCCGCTGAAGTAGTCCAAGCGGCTCTTGGGGCTTCTGGTAAGGATAGAATCGAAGGCATATATCAGGTTGATGTATTTACAGTGGCTGGGACGGGGCGTACGAATATCCCTGACACCATTGCAGATCATTTTAAACGTGGAACTAATTTGACGTACAATAACAACACAGTTCGGATTATCAATGTGTCTATCAATCCGGTTATAATCAGTGGTAGTTGGCAACAAGTGCCAGTTCAAATCGATTTTTACTCATACATGACGGCGAGGTAACAAATCATGGCAATTGCAAACGGAGCGCAACATTCGCTGTTTTATGTTGCAGAATCAGCGTACGGGACAACACCGAACAATCCTACTTATACACCGATCCCACATACCGCGACGACGATTGGTATGACTAAGGATGGAATTGAGTCAGAGAAACTGAGAGGTGATCGACAGGTCGAAGATTTCCGGCATGGAAACAAGACAATTGGTGGCGATATTTCATCTGAGCTAGAGTACGGTGCTTTCGATGAGTTGATCCAAGCCGTGATGTGCGGATCATTTAGCACAAATGTATTGATATCAGGGAACACAAGACGGTCATTTACGCTTGAGCGTCGATTCCTCGATTTAGCCACACCAGAATATCATCGATTCACAGGCGTTGAGTTCAACACGTTGACGTTAAGTGTGGCTCCAAACGCAATGGTTAGTATGACACTCGGCATTGTCGGACAAAATATGACGCTGAACACGAGTACAATCGCGGGTGCAAGTGACAATGCGGATGTCGGAAAGACTCCATTTGACTCATTTACTGGTGCGATTACAGAAGGTGGGAGCACGATTGCAACAGTCACTGAGATCGAATTGACCATCGAAAACGGGCTAGAGCCTTTGTTCTCTGTCGGGTCGCAGTTGACCAACCAACCATCGATTGGTAAATCACGCGTCACGGGCACATTGGGCTTGTACTTTGACAGCAAAACAGTGTTAGAAAAGTTCGTCAACGAGACAGAATCAGCAATTATTCTGACCTTGACGGATGTTCTGGGAAATGACTATCTCTTCAATCTTCCAAGGATCAAATACAACGCTGGTCAGCCCGATGTATCAGGCGAGGGAGCCATCACTTTATCAATGCCGTTTGTCGCATTATTCAGCGATGCAACCAATCAGCAATTAAAAATTACAAGGCAACCAGCCTGATTATGAAGGAACTAGCAAATGGAACTAGCACACTTAAAAACGGCGGAAACGCATGATGATGGAGCGGATGTCACAATTCTTTCGCCAATTGACGGCAAGCCTACGGACGTTATTATCCGCATTAAAGGCATGGATTCAAAAGTTTGGCGAGAAGCTAAAAAGAACCAAACCCAAAAAATAATCGATGCTCGTGCAGATAACAAAATGGATTCTCTCAACTATGATCTGATGGATGCCGAGGCACTTGCAGACGCGACGATTTCATGGTCTAACATCGTCAAAGATGGTGAGGAGTATGAGTGCAATCGCAAAAACGCCATTGATTTATATGCGAATGCTCCTGATGTGAAAGATCAACTTTTAGCATTTCTTGGGAATAGAGCCAATTTTATCAGCGGCTGATTGATGAGTTCGTCCGTTTCGGACGATATTGCTTTTGGATCAACTCATGTCCAGAAGGCTCAAAGGTCAGTCGATACGATGCATTCAAACAAGTCGAGAAAAGTACGGGCAAAACTCCGCCAGATCTTGTCAATGCCCCTACCTTGTCCGATTGTCATAATGATGTATGGAAAGCCTATACGACTCTAAGCGTATTTACTTATCAAGAGATCGATGCCTATGTGCGTTTGACAGGTTTATTACTGACACCGTGGGAAATAGAGGCCATAATTACATTAAGTCAATATCGTGATATGGAGCCAAAATGGCCACTGAAGTAGCTACACTTATGTTTAAAGCCGATACCAAAGAGATCGGTCAAGCTGTCAATGCACTCCAGAAACTTAACAAACAAGGCAAAATCACTGACGCTACGCTCAAGTCATTTGAGAAACAATTAGCGGGGATTCGTGATAGTACTCGTCCTGCAGTAAGGGGATTCGGAAATCTGGGTCGAGGTGCTGGTCAGGCTGGAATACAAGTACAGCAACTTGTCGGTCAGGTTCAAGCTGGCACAAATCCAATGCTGGCTCTTTCTCAGCAAGCCGCTGACTTAGGTATTGTTTTAGGACTTCCACTTGTTGGTGCTGTCGCTGGTTTGGCGGCATCACTTGGAATGGTATTGCTTCCAACATTGTTCAACGTAGGTCGTGGGTTAGATGATCTGATTGAGATAGCTGACGATTTGAGTATTAAACTGAAAGAAGAGTTCCCCCTTGTATTTGCCGAAAAATTAGCAGAATTAAAAGAAGAGGCTTCCGATTCTGAAGAAACTATAAGAAAACTGACCAAGGAATTAGAAGCAGAAGAAGCCGCAATTAAAAAATTAGTTAAAGAAGGCGAGGAAGATGTTGAAGTAAGAGGCAACCGGACTGCTAGAGCAGATGTTCATCGGGAGGCAGTCGCAAAACTCAACAAAGAAATCCAACAAGAAAGTCTCGTCTTACTCAAAGCGCAAAATGCAATAGACGAATTCACAAACTCAGAAACGAAATCAGAGGAAGCCGCTAGGAAGTTTACAGAAAAATTAGTAGAACAGTCAGAGACATTCGGAAAAACACCATCAGAAATATTGGCAATCGAAGCCGCAAAGCATGGGCTAAATCGAGTAAACAATATAGAGTTAGAAATATTGTTATCGTTGCTTGAAGCAAAAGAAGCAGAGAAGGTCGCCCGTGAGAAAACGGCAAAAGCAAAGAAAGATGAGGCAGAGGCACAAAGAAACCTTAATGCTGAGTTAGCGGCAGAAAGAAAAGAACAAAGTAGACAACAAGCCAGAATTAGAGCCAGAGAATTAGGCGAAGAACGAGAAGCGGCTGAGAGTAGAGCATTTTTCAGACGACAAGAAGCGGAGGAAGCCGCAAGAATTCAGAACGAGCAATCAGAAGCACAAGCGAAAATTAAAGCAGAAGAACGTAGCAGAGAACAAGAAGCCTCAGAAAGTCGAAAACAGATCAGAGCCGCAGAAGATGAAGCCAGACGGTTAGGTTTGATTGACGTTGAGAATAGTGAGATTGAGAGTTTTGCTAGACGTTTAGAGTTACAAAAGCAAGTTGCAAGAGACAGAACTCTCAGTGAACAACAACGTGCAGAAGCACAAAAGAACATTGAAAAGCAGACAAATGAATTTGCAATCAAGAGCGCAGGAGATGCCCTAAATAGTTTAGGTCAAGTCAACGCTCAGGCATTCAAAATAGCAAAAGCATATAATATCGGTCAGGCGGTGATGAATACCTACACAGGGGCAACCAAAGCACTTTCAGAGTTACCGCCGCCTTTAAACTTTATTGTAGCCGCCGCAGTTGTTGCAAACGGATTGTCTCAAGTCCAACAAATCAGGAATCAAAAATTCCAAGGTCGAGCTTTGGGTGGTCAGGTACGAGGCGGTGAATCTTATGTGGTTGGAGAGCGTGGCCCGGAAATCTTATCAATGGGTGCTGGTCAGTCAGGCAATATTATCCCAAATAATCGTATCCAAGCACCAAATCAGGTAACAAACAGAGTCGCAAACATCAACTTCAACATTTCAACAGTGGACGCTAGAGGGTTCGACTCACTATTACAGAGCCGTCGAGGTCAGATTGTGACCATCGTGAATCAGGCGATGAATGATCGCGGAACTAGAGGCGTTATCTAATGTCAGGCACTTACCCAACGACACCAGAGTTTCAAGCCATCAACGTAGAGTCGAAGCATAACAATTTGTTATCAGAAACTGTCTCAGGTCGTCAGCAAGTCAGGACGATTGGCGGTCAGCAGTTCTGTTTCACGGCGCGATACAATGTGATGACTAGGGCAGAGTTCATGCCTGTCTTTGCATTTGTCACAAGTCAGCAAGGTCGGTTAGGAAGTTTTACTATTGTTCCCCCAGTGATCGGAAACGCTAATGGTGATGTTTCTGGAACAGTTTTGGTGAATGGAGCGACGAACGCTGGTGCTGTCAGTGTACCGATAGACGGGATATCAGGAACATTGAAGGCAGGAGACTTTATTAAATTTGCCAACCATTCCAAGGTTTACATGGTCACAGCAGACCTGACCGGGGCCGGGAATGTATCAATTGAGCCAGCCTTGGTGTCAAACGTAGCAGATAACGAAGCGATTACCTTTGACAGTGTGCCGTTCACCATGCGTTTGAGAAACGATATTCAAACCTATGATCTGAACGCGAATGAACAGTATTCATATGAGATCGATATGATCGAGGTCATCCCGTGACACGCACGATCAATGCTACGACTCAGACTGCACTAGAACAAGATGGGCTAAGACTAGCGCATTTGGTTAGGATTGGATTCTCGACAGAGCTTTTTCTCACAGATAACTTTTTTCCGATCACTTATGAGTCCAATGAATATATTGCGGCTGGTCATCTTCTCTCTATTTCTTCAACAT